TAGGACTTAGTTGGGTGTGTAAATAAAATTTATTATCTTATAAAAAAATAATCATGAAAAAAGGATATAAGTTAGGATTTTGCGGTTCAGTTAGTGTTGGGAAAACCACTTTAGTAAATGAATTAGCTAAATTAGAGCAATTTAAAGAATATTATATAGCAACTGAACGTTCTAAATATTTGAGAGATTTAGGTATTCCATTAAATACAGATTCCACGTTATTGGGGCAGTCTATATTCCTTTCAGAACGTTGCTCCGAGTTATTGAGGAATAAAGTATTGACAGATAGAAGTATAATCGATGTAATGGCATTTACATCTTTATCTAAATCAATGTCAAGAACAGAAATATTATCATTTTGTGATTATGCATCAAATTTTATATCTTTATACGATCATATATTTTATGTATCTCCTGAAGGTGTAAAATTAGAAGATAATGGAGTAAGGGCGGTTGACGCAGAATATAGAGATCAAATAGATGAAGAAATTAAATATTTATTAGGAATTCACAAATCTAAAATTAAAAACTTTCACGTAATATCAGGTACTGTTGAAGAACGTATGGAGCAGGTTAAACAATCACTTTCTTTATAATATTTATCATAAAAACATATAATGAAGAAATCTGATCTTAAAAAACATATCAAAGAAGAAATACTTTCGATCCTAAAAGAAGCATCAACAGCATTAGTAACTTCTAAAGGAGGAACAAAACCAGTATCTTTCTCATCCCCTTCAGAATTAAATGCTCTTAAAACAGATTCTAACGTAACATCAATCACAACAACTGCAGGGCAAAAGATTAAAGAAACCGAATCTACAGAAACATATATGATTTCTAAAGCAGGTTCTAAAGGTATTCCATATTATGTTTTAGAAAAACCAGATGGGTCTAAACAAATAGATATGATGTTTTCTTCCCCTGAAGAAGCTAAAAAATATGCTACTAAGAAAAATCTAAAATTATCCTCTAAAAAAGGATATAATATGAATGAAGCCAAAGAAATAAATGGCATTCCGGGTACTGTAACAATTGGTGGAGGTAAAAGCGGGATTTTAATCCCAACTAATCAAGGAGATTATATATATTATGTAACAGATGATGAATATAATGCTTTTATTAATGCCGGAGGTAATGCTCAAAAATTAATGGCAACTATTTTCCTTAAATCAGGTAAAGCAAAACCATACAAACCTAAATATAACCCAATGGCTAGTTTAGGTGGAGGGAAAGGATACCACATTGATGAAGATAAAAATGATGATAAAATAACAAACCTCGAAAAATATACCTATACTTTAAATGGAAAAAAAGTAACTCCGGAAATTGGTTATTTTGACCATTCATTAAAAGCTATGATATCCACTCCAAGAAGTGGTGATGAGTATTTTGATTATGAATTTTATAGAATTGGCGAACCTGATGAAAGTGGTAACATTGAATTATCTCCTGAAAAAGGTAAAAAAGGAATGTATACTGAAGAAATGGAGAAAAATAGTTATGAAGTAGTTTGGACTGATAGAGATTATAAACAACATTCTAAAGTATTTAAAAATGATCCTCAAGGTAGTTCTGAAAATGCTAAAATTAAGGCTACTAAATTTTTAAAATCTCTAGAAGATAAAGATAAAAAAAGTGGATATGGATTATATAGATCTATTAACTTAAAAGAAGCAAAAATTGAATCTGATTTTTTTGAACGAGAACCAAAATCTAAAGATATTGAGAAAGGAGAAGGCATAATAGCTAAAACTAAAAATCTTTTAAATTTTCAAAAAGAATTAAAAACATTATCTAAAGATATGCAAGATTTAGCTGCTGAATATAGAGAAGCTGAAGGATCTGATAAAGATGAAATTTTACGTTCATTAAAAGTTAAAACTGCCGCTAAAAAGGAATTAGAGAAAAAAATAGAACAACTTGAAAAATATGTATAGTATAGTATTAGGTGTATTAAAAAATATTTTAGTATTTCTAAAAAAATTAGATTTTAAATCTTTATTAATCATAGCACTAATCCTAATAATTTTATTTATTAAAGGATGTGGAGGTAATCACCCACCAACACCTACAAAAATTATTAAAATTGATGGAAAAAAATATAGTGTACTTAAACATACGATTGATACTACATACATTCCAAAAAATACAGTTATATATCGTAAAGGTAAAGACATTGTTATTGAAAAAGAAATTCCAATCTATATTCCTCTAAACATAGATACTTCAGCAATAATTAAAGACTATTATACAAGTAGATTATATAAAGATACACTTACATTAGACTCATTATCATTTGTTGTTATTAATGATACTATAGCAAAAAATAGAATAGAATCGAGAAAATTTAGCTCTCATATAGTATATCCCGTTATTAAAGAAACTATAGTAGTAAAGGAATTACCAAAAAATCAATTCTTTTTAGGTGCAACTCTTGGATTTGATAAAACGAACATAATAAATTTTGCAGGTCCCTCATTTATATTTAAAAGTAAAAAAGATTATTTATACTCTTTTGGAATAGGTTATAGCAATGCTAAAACTGTTAGTATACAAGGAGGAATGCTTTTTAAAATTAAATTAAAAAAATAAGTTTTGGAACATCAAATAAAAGATATAATGAGGCAGGAGTACATAAAATGTCTCCAAGATCCTGCCCATTTTATGAAAAAATATTGTCACATTAGTCATCCTCAAAGAGGAAGAATTATGTTTCACTTATATCCGTTTCAAGAAAAGGTATTAGGCCTATTCCAAAAAAATCCATACTCTATAATACTTAAATCTCGTCAGCTAGGTATATCTACATTAGCTGGTGGGTATGCTTTATGGTTAATGTTATTTCATAAAGATAAGAATATTTTATGTATTGCAACTAAACAGGATACAGCTAAAAATATGGTTACTAAGGTAAAATTTATGTATGATAATTTACCTTCATGGTTAAAAGAAAAAGATAAACCCTTAGAAGACAATAAACTAACTCTCAAACTAAATAACGGCTCTCAAATTAAAGCAACATCTGCCTCAAGTGATGCAGGTAGATCAGAAGCTGTGTCCTTACTATTAGTAGATGAGGCCGCTTTTATTGAAAATATTGGAGAGATTTGGGCCTCAGCTCAACAAACATTAGCAACAGGAGGAGGAGCAATTGTTCTTAGCACTCCATACGGAACAGGAAATTGGTTCCATCAAACATGGGTCAAAGCAGAAGCATCTGAAAATGACTTCTTACCTATCAGACTTCCATGGTATGTTCATCCTGAAAGAGACCAGGCATGGAGAGATAAACAAAATGACTTATTAGGAGATCCAAGATTAGCAGCTCAAGAGTGTGACACAGACTTCTCTAATTCAGGAGATACTGTATTCCATTCTGAATATATAAAATACTACGAAGAAACTTATATTAAGGAACCGTTGGAGAGACGAGGAGTTGATCGCAACTTATGGGTATGGGAATCTCCAGACTATACTCGTCAATATTTAGTAGTAGCGGATGTAGCTAGGGGTGATGGGAAGGATTTCTCAGCATTCCATGTTATTGATGTTGAGTCAAATACGCAAGTTGCTGAATATAAAGGGCAAATTGGGACTAGAGAATTTGGATACCTATTAGTAGGAGTAGCTACTGAGTATAATAATGCTTTATTAGTAGTTGAAAATGCGAATATAGGATGGAGTACACTACAAACCATTCAAGAACGAAACTATGCTAATTTATATTATTCTCCGAAAAATGGAGAAATTACAGCTGATTCATATTTCGATCAGTTTATGGATTCAAGTAAAACAGTAGCAGGGTTTACGATGTCTTTAAGAACAAGACCTATGGTAATAGGTAAATTTCAAGAATATGTTGGTGACAGATCAGTAGTTATTCAATCTAAAAGATTATTAGAAGAAATGAAAGTGTTTATTTGGAAAAATGGTAGAGCTGAAGCTCAACAAGGGTATAATGATGATTTAATTATGCCATTTTCTATTGCTATGTATTTAAGAGACACAGCATTTAAATTTAAACAACAAGGTATAGATTTAACTAGAACCGCATTAAACAATTTTTCAACAGGAAAAAATCAATATCAAGGAGCTTATTTTTCAAAAGGAGTAGATAATCCATACTCTATGAATATAAAAGGTCATAATGAAGATTTAAC